CCGTTGTTTCAGCGGTGCAGGGGATAACGGCAGGGTTCCAAATCGCCCAAGGTGCAGCAGCGTTGTTCGGCTCCGAGAACGAGGACTTGCAGAAATCGTTGCTCAAGGTCCAAGGGGCCATGGCTCTCGCTACTGGAGTGCAACAGGTTGCCAACCTGCTGAACAAGGACTCCATCCTGATAACCCAAGGGCAGGCAGCAGCGCAGGCTCTCTACGCAACCGCAGTCGGGGCAAGCACCGGGGCGATGAAGGCGTTTAGAATCGCCCTCCTTGCAACAGGTATCGGTGCGGCCATTGCAGCCGTAGGGCTACTTATCGCCAAGTGGGATGAACTCACCGCAGCGGTCCGCAGGTTCCTGAACCTACCCGACCCGGCCATCGCAGCGAAAGCGAGGGAGCAGGCGTTGTTGCGTGAAGAAGCAGCGTTGTCCAATTACCGGGACGCATACGAAGCCCACACGAACGCCCAAATCGCAGCAGACCAAAAGAGGGAGGCACAGGTGAAAGAACGCCAACGCAAGGAAGCAGAGGCCACCCAAAAGCGTTTGGAGCGACTAAGGGAAGAGAACAACGCCATCATCAAGTTCGTGGAGGACCTGAACCTGCAACTCTACGAAATGGAGTTGGATAGGTTGAGCGAGCAGGAGCAACTGCAAATCAAAGCGATGCAAGCCGAAGCACAAAGGCGAATGCAGGTAGACACGGCTGACGCAAAGTCCAAGATGGGTCAAGCCCAGCGTGAGCAAGACCTTGCTGGACTGCGTGAGAAATACGTCGGTCAGTCCTTTGGGGTTATCAACGACATCATCATCGCATCGGCAGGAAAGAGCGAAGCGGCACAAAAGAGGGCTTTCAATGTAGCGAAGGCTGCTGCTATTGCCCAAGCCATCGTTAACACCTATTTAGCCGTAACATCTGCGCTCTCTACGGATTCAACAAAGTTGGTATTCCCCGGGCAGCGTTATGTCGAGGCGGGTCTTGCCCTTGCTGCTGGTCTTGCAAACGTCGCCAAGATTAAGGCCCAACAATTCCAAGGCGGAGCAGGTGCAGGCTCACCCGGTGCAGACGTAACGGGTGCAGGAGCAAGCGCAGCACCACCGCCCATCTTTGCGAACCCACAAACGACCAACCTCGGCACGGGCGAACTCTCGGCAGGCCAAGGCCAAGGCTCATCCCCGATGCGAGCCTATGTCGTGGAACGGGACATCACCCAAAGCACTCGGAGGGTCAGGAGGCTTGAGGAATTTGCAACTCTTGGAGCCTAACCACATTTACCTGCATGGAACTACCCATTTATAGGATGACCGTGGACGAGGTGGACGAGGGAGTGCAGTTCGTGGCCCTCACCGATATGCCAGCAATCGAACGGCCATTCCAAGCCTTCGCAAAGACACCACAACGATTTACCGAAACAGGCGAACGCAGGGTCCTCACGGGTCCCCTCATGCTTGCTGATACGCCCATCTTTCGCAAGGACGAAACCTATGGCGAGTACTACGTCGTGTTTGACAAAGCGACCATCCGCAAGATAGTCCAAAAGTATTTCAAGCAAGGCAACCAGCACAACGTCAACGCTTACCACAACGCAGAACTGGATGGCGTGTTCATGTTCGAGTCCTACATCACCGACTCCGAGCGTGGCGTGATGCCTCCCAAAGGCTACGAGGACACACCCGACGGCTCTTGGTTCGGTTCCTTCAAAGTAGAGAACGACGAGGTGTGGGACAACCGCAACCTGTTCCGGGGTTTCTCCGTGGAGGGCCTTTTCGGGATGGACAAGACCGAATCCGAACTGGAGGTCGCACTCGCTGGCTTGGCCGATGAACTTACCGCTTTTTTGCAACAATTAACCCCCACCTACAAATCCCACTAACTATGAACCTGAAAAACGCAATCGAATCCCTGCGAAGTGAACTTCGCAAATTCAGTACCCAAAAGCAGTCCTTCGCTGACTACAAGTTGACCGATGGCACGGTTGTCCGTGTGGATGGCGACCTCGTTGCCGGAACTGCCGTTTACGTTGTAGCCGAGGACGGCACTCTCCCTGCACCCGATGGCGAACACGTCGTTGAGGGTGTTGGCACTATCAAGACCGAAGGAGGCAAAATCGTCGAGGTCATCGCTGCTGAAGTAGCGACCCCTGTCATCGAGCCGTTGCCTGTTGCTGCTGAAATTACTCCCGAAGTGGCGGTTGAGGTAACCGAAGAAATCAAGGAAGCCTATCCTGCCATGACCCCCGAAGTTGTTGAGGCCATCGTCGCCAAGCACCTCGGAGCCATCATGGAAGAACTCAAGGCAGCCTATGCCGAGATGGGCAAGATGAAGGAGAAAATGTCTGCATTCGCATCGCAGGTTGAAACCATGGCCGACATCGTCGAGAAAGTCAGCGAACTCCCAGCCGAAGCCCCCAAGGCCAGCGGTTCCGCAATCGTTGAGCAACGCAAGGCTCAAGCCTCGCAGAACTTCAACGCTCTCGCACAAGCACTACAATCACTCAAATCCAAAAACTAAACCCCTAAACCCCCATTAACAATGGCATATTCGTTCACAGGATTAACCTCCTACACCGACCAAGAGCGGTTACCGCTCATCACCAAGGCCGTGTTCTCGGCCCGTTCAGCAGCCCTGTTCACCAAGCAGGTGGGCATCAAGTTCGCTGCTGCCCTTAACCTCATGGACACCGATGCAGTTCTGCAGAGCGGTGACACTTGCGGTTACACCACATCAGGAACAACCGCCTTCACTCAGCGTAACATCACCGTTGGCCGTATGAAGGTTCAAGAAACCCTTTGCCCTCGTTCCTTGGAGCAGTACTGGATGCAGACCCAGTTGACTGCTGGCTCTAACTACGAGGGTGTTCCTTTTGAGCAGGCTTTCTCCGAGCAGAAGGCTCTCCGTATCGCCGAGGCGTTGGAAAACGCAATTTGGCAGGGTAACGCTTACTTTTCAGGCGTTAACCAGTTGTTGAACGCTGCTTCGGGTTCCGTTGTGTCAGGTAACACGGCTGCTATCAGCGGTGCGATTACTTCCACCAACGTCATCAGCATCTTCGATACCATCTACACTCGCATCCCACAAGCCATCTTGACCAAGACCGACCTCGTCATGTTCTGCGGTTGGGACACTTTCCGCTTGCTGGTCATGGCCTTCAAAGCCAACACAGGCGTGATGTACAACCAAGTTGACTTGGCTGGACTTGCAGATGGTGAAATCGTTTACCCCGGCACCAACATCAAGGTCATCGCAGTCCCCGGCTTAACTGGAACGAGCCGCATCGTTGCGACCTACCTCGGCAACCTGTTCTACGGAACCGATTTGCTGAGCGACGAGGAGCAGTTCTCAATCTGGTTCAGCCGTGATAACGACGAAGTCCGCTTCCAAGCAGCCTTCAAAGCAGGTGTGCAGTTCGCTTACCCCGACCTCATCGTTGACTGGAAATTGGCCTAATGTGTAGGGGGGAGGGAAACCTCCCCTCGCTTTTTGTTCTCTTGTAACTTAAACCCCATACACATATGTCCTGCTCCTTAACTACTGGCTACGCCCTCGGCTGCCGTGATTCCGTAGGTGGAATCAAAACAATTTATGTCCAAGGCTGGAATGCTACGGGAACCGTTAACACTAATGGCTCCGGTACTGTTACAGGCTTCACGGGTTTCTCTTCGGGTTTCTACGAGTACGACTTGACCAAGGCTACGTCATCTTTGACCGAAACCTTAAACGCAAGCATCGAGAACGGCTCGATTTACTACACCCCTGAGGTTACCTTTACCATCAACAAACTGCAAGTCGCAGTACGCAACGAACTCCGCCTGCTTGCTCGCAACCGCTTGCTGGTCATCGTCCAAGACAACAACAACCGCTATTGGGTGTTGGGTGCTGCGAATGGCCTTGAGGCAACTGCTGGAACTGCTGGCAGTGGTACTGCATTCGGAGATAGAAGTGGCTACGAAATGACGCTGACAGGGATGGAACCCGACCCAATGCTTTTGATTGTGTCAACAACTTTTACAC